CCCACCCCCCTTTACATAAACACCCCCCGGTTCACTTTTTGACTCAGGTCGATTTTTGGTATATATACAGCGGGATGGAACCACTTATCCCCGAAATCGACGAGGATGTTCCTCTGCCCGCCAGTGCCACCCTTGCGGACCTGACGCCATCAGAGGAACTGGAGATGCGAATCCGTACGATCAAGCTGATCGCGGATATAAAAGGTGACGATCTGACTCCCGGCCCAGACAACATCAATCAGGCTGAAGTGCTTGCACGGGAGATGGTGCATAATCCCAAGTTCCGTCCTGAGTTTGCCAAGTATCCCAACGAAACAATGGCTTACCTCGCGGGCATGATTGCCCAGACCAACTGCATGTTGGTCGATGAACTCAGTGAATTGAAGTTGTACGTGGTGAACAAGCTCGTACTTGAGGTCGAGGAAGCCAAGGATGCCAAGGCACGCATCGCTGCGCTGAAAGCGTTAGGCGAAGTGGACGGAGTGGATGCGTTCAAGAAGCGGTCTGAGGTCACTCACAAGGTGCAGCCCATTGAAGAAGTTGAGAAAGAACTACTTTCGATCTTGGATGGAGTCGAATACAAGGTCTTGGACGTTGGTTCTGACTCCCACGCCGCCTGACTATGCAGCAAGTAGCCCCTCAATTCTCCCCTGCGGACCTCGCGAAGCTGAAAGCAGCCCTGCCGACTATGCAGGAGAAGGAGAAACGCCGCACATTAGAGCTGCTGAAGACGTATCAGAGCGAGAAAGCCAAGATTCAGGGGCGTGAATCGTTCCTAGACTTCATCAGCCATGTCTATCCGGGCTACAAAGTGGGTCCTCACCACCGGAAACTGGCTAGAATCTTCGAAGAAATCGCTGAAGGCAAGAAGAAACGTGTCATCGTCAACATTGCCCCACGTCATGGCAAGTCCGAGATGATATCGTACCTCGCTCCAGCGTGGTTTCTAGGCAAATACCCGCATAAAAAGGTGATCATGGCGTCCCACACTGCCGATCTGGCGGTGAATTTCGGTAGAAGGGTGCGTAATCTGGTCGGGAGTGACCTGTACCATGACATATTTCCTCAAGTCGAGCTGCAGGCGGATAGTAAATCTGCTAGCCGATGGGGTACTAATTTTAATGGTGAGTATTTCGCTATCGGTGTTGGCGGTGCTCTTGCTGGCCGTGGCGCTGATCTATTTATTATTGATGATCCTCACTCGGAGCAGGACGCCAAACAGAACCGTGCGGAGGTTTTTGAACCCGCGTGGGAGTGGTTCCAGTCAGGCCCCGTACAGCGACTGATGCCCGGAGGCGCGATCATCGTGGTCATGACCCGGTGGTCCAAGATGGACCTGACCGGTCAGATCGTCAGCCATATGACGAAGAATGACGACGCGGACGAGTGGGAGGTGGTGGAGTTCCCGGCCATTCTGAATGAGAAACCGCTGTGGCCTGAGTTCTGGTCGATTGAGGAACTGCTCGCCAAGAAGGCTTCGATGGACGTGCGGTACTGGATGGCGCAGTACGAGCAGAATCCCGTGTCGGAAGAGGGGGCACTCATCAAACGGGAGTGGTGGCAGCGGTGGGAGGGAGACAGACCGCCGAGCTGCGAGTTCATCATCATGTCCCTCGACGCAGCGCAGGAGGCGACCAACCGTGCCGACTATAATGCCCTGCAGACGTGGGGGGTCTTCTTTAATGAAGAGGTTAACAACTATAATATCATCCTCCTGAACTCTATTAAGGAGCGCCTTGAGTTCCCTGAGTTGAAGGAGCTTGTGCTGCAGGAGTACAAGGACTGGGAGCCGGACTCATTTATTGTAGAAAAGAAGTCCAACGGTGCGGCACTCTATCAGGAGATGCGGCGCATGGGGGTCCCGGTCAGTGAGTTCACGCCCGGTCGCGGGCAGGACAAGATCAGTCGTGTGAACGCAGTGTCGGACCTGTTCAGGTCGGGCATCGTGTGGGCACCGGAGCATCGGTGGGCGCAGGAGGTCATTGAGGAGTGTAATGACTTCCCGAGTGGCAGCAACGACGACCAAGTGGACGCAGCGACGCTGGCGTTGATCAGGTTTAGACAAGGTGGGTTCATCAGGCTACCAAGCGATGAGCCAGAAGAAATGAAAGCATTCAAGAGTAGTCGGCGCAAGTCGTACTACTAGGAGTTTCTAAATGGCAATCGAACCGTCACTGTATCAAGCCCCGATGGGCCTTGGGTCGCTGGATGAAGGTCCCGAGATCGAAATTGAGGTCGTCAATCCTGAGGAGATGACCCTTGGCGTTGATGGGCTCGAGATTGATCTGACCCCCCGTGCGGAGGCAAACGGCGCGTTCGACGCCAATCTTGCGGAGGATATGTCGGAGCAGGAGCTGGCGACGCTGGCTGGTGATCTGCTGGGCGAGTACGACCAAGATCTGGCTAGTCGCAAGGACTGGCTAAACGTATACGTAGACGGCTTGAAGCTGCTCGGCCTCAAGTACGAGGACCGGACGGAGCCGTGGCCCGGTGCATGCGGTGTGTTCCACCCCCTGCTCATGGAGAGCGCGGTCAAGTTCCAAGCTGAGACGATCATGGAGACCTTCCCGGCGATGGGCCCGGTCAAGGCCAAGATCATCGGCAAGGAGACGCAGGACAAGATCGACTCTGCTGTCCGTGTGCAGGACGATATGAACTATGAGCTGACCGAGGTGATGAAGGAATATCGCCCGGAGCATGAGCGCATGCTCATCTCGCTGTGCCTGTCTGGCAATTCCTTCAAGAAGATCTACTACGACCCGTCGCTCGAGCGGCAGACAGCGGTGTTCATCCCGGCTGAAGATATCGTCGTGCCGTACGGTGCGAGCAACCTCGAGTCGGCGGAGCGGGTTACGCACCGGATGCGCAAGACCAAGAACGAGCTGCGCAAGCTGCAGGTGGCGGGGTTCTATCGTGATGTAGACCTTGGCGAACCGCAGTCAGTCATGGACGAGGTCGAGAAGCAGAAGGCCCTCGAGCAGGGGTTCTCTACGTCTATTGACAATCGGTTCCAGATTCTTGAGATGCATGTGAACCTCGACTTGCCGGGATACCCGGACGTGGACGAGGATAATAATGAGACGGGCATCGCCCTCCCCTACGTCGTAACGATTGAGAAGGGGACGCAGACGGTGCTCGCCATTCGACGGAATTGGCTCGAAGGCGATAACCTGAAGGCGAAGCGGCAGCACTTCGTTCACTATGGTTACATTCCCGGCTTCGGGTTCTACTACTTTGGCCTCGTTCACCTTATCGGTGGACACTCTAAGGCCGCTACGTCCCTGCTCCGCCAACTTATTGACGCGGGCACTCTGGCTAATCTCCCCGGTGGCCTCAAGAGTCGCGGCCTGCGCATTAAGGGTGACGATACCCCCATCGCACCCGGAGAATTCAGGGACGTAGATCTTCCAAGCGGTGCCATCAAGGACAACATCCTGCCGCTCCCGTACAAGGAGCCAAGCCAGACATTGTCGCTGCTGATGGACAAGGTGGTCGAGGACGGTCGCAGGTTCGCAGCGGTTGCGGACCTCAAGGTCAACGACATGTCGGCTCAGGCCCCTGTGGGTACGACGCTTGCCATCCTCGAGCGCGTACTCAAGGTCATGTCGGCGGTGCAGGCTCGCATCCATTACACGATGAAGCAGGAGTTCAAACTCCTCGCCAGCATCATTCGTGATAACACGCCAGATGACTATGACTACCAGCCTGAGGTAGGCAACAAGAAGGCCAAGCAGGCCGACTATAGCGTAGTCGATGTGATTCCGGTGTCGGATCCTAACGCGGCGACCATGTCGCAGCGGGTCGTGCAGTATCAAGCCGTGTTGCAGTTGTCGCAGACGGCTCCGCAAATCTATGACTTGCCCTACCTGCACCGGCAGATGATTGAGAACCTCGGTGTAAAGAACGCGAGCAAAATTATCCCGACTCCAGAAGATCTTAAGCCGGTGGACCCGGTGTCGGAGAATATGGCGATCATCAACGGCAAACCCGTCAAGGCGTTCATCTATCAGGACCACGAGGCGCACCTTGCGGTGCATACCTCGTTCCTGCAAGACCCAAAGATTGCTGCGCAGATGGGCCAGAACCCACAGGCGCAGGCGCTCTTGGCCGCTGCCCAAGCACACATCATGGAGCACGTTGCGTTCCAGTATCGCCGGGATATCGAGAAGCAGCTGGGTGCCGCGTTGCCCCCGATGCCAACCGAAGACGGAGAGAACACGCTGCCTGCCCAGATCGAGGTCGAGCTTTCCCAGCTTGCCGCCCAAGCTGCAGCCAAGCTCCTCCAGAAGGATGTGGCCGAGGCTCAAGCCCAGCAGGCCGCACAGCAGATGCAGGACCCGCTCGTGCAAATGCAGATGCAGGACCTGCAGATCAAGAAGCAGGAGGCGGATCGCAAGGCCGCTCAGATGCAGGTCGATTCGCAGATCAAAGCCGCAGAGCAGCAGCGTAAGGTACAGAAGGATCAGCAGGACTTCCTCATCAAGTCCAAAGAACTTGAGATCAGAGAGGAAGAGGCTGACAACCGGACTCACACTGAAGGGGTCCGCATGGGTATCGACATTGGCAAGACACGGGAGATGGCGAACAGACCGCCTAGAACCCGCGAATAAGGAGATTTATGCAGTATTCATCCGCTATTGAGTACCTGACCAGCAAGGTCCTCGAGCAGCGCAAAGTTGTTGAAGAATGTTTGGTGGCCGGGAAAGTCAGTGACTATCCCGAATATCAACGCCTTTGTGGAGTCGTTCAGGGTCTCGACTTCGCCAAGGATCTAATACTAGACCTTGCAAAAAAGCTGGAGAGTGATGATGAGTAATATCGACGTCTCGGAGACGCAGAAGACAGCAGAGGAGAAGGCGAAGCAACTGCCGGACCCGGCGGGGTACAAGCTGTTGTGCATGGTGCCGAACATCGAGGAGAAGTACGGGGAGAGTGGCCTGATCAAGGCAGATGAGACCCTTCGAGTCGAGGAGCAGACGACTGTCGTCCTGTTCGTCGTCAAGGTGGGTCCCGGTGCCTACAAGGACGCTACGCGCTTTCCGGACGGCCCTTGGTGCAAGGTGGGTGATTTTATTCTGACTCGAGCGTACTCCGGTACGCGCATCAAGATTCACGGAACCGAGTTCCGCATCATCAACGACGATACCGTTGAGGCTATCGTGCAGGATCCTCGTGGCATTAGCCGCGCATAAGGGGAATTAATATGGCAGTAGATAAGGAAGAGTTTAAGTTTCCGGACGAGGTCGAGAGCAAGAAAGACGAGGATAGCCTCGATATCCAGATTGTAGACGACACACCGGAAGAAGATCGCAACCGTAAGCCCGCGCCGAAGGCGTTGGTCGAGGAACTCGAAAACGACGATCTTGACGATTACTCCGAGAAAGTCAAGAAGCGTCTGAGCCAGATGAAGCGGGTCTGGCACGACGAGCGTCGGGAGAAGGAGCGTGCACACCGGGAAAAGGAGGAGGCCCTCCGTGTTGCACAGCAGGCCTATGAAGAGAATAAGCAGCTGAAGGAACGCCTTGGGCGAGGGGAGAAGGTCCTCGTTGAGGAGGTTACCAAGGCTGCTACTAATGATCTTGCTAACGCGAAGGATAAGCTTAAACAGGCTTATGAGTCCGGGGATGCCGGACAGATCGCGGACGCTCAGGAAGCCCTGACGGATGCCAAGATCAAGCTGCAGAGCTATCAGAAGTTCAAACCCTCTTTACAAGAAGAGGAGAAACCTGTAAAACAGGTACAACAGGCACAGGCTCCGGCCCAAACCGTCGATCCCAAGGCAGAGTCTTGGCGTAGTCGGAATACTTGGTTCGGTAGTGACGAGGAGATGACTGCCCTCGCGCTGGGTCTGCATGAAAAGCTAGTCCGGTCGGGCGTAGATCCGCGAAGCGACGATTACTACAACCGAGTTGATTCGACCATGAGGAAGCGATTCCCCGAGTATTTCGAGGAAGAGCCGACTCAAACGCAGGAGAAGGTCGAGGATCCCAAGGGATCTGCTCCTCCTCGCGCCAAAGCAGCTACTGTTGTTGCTCCGGCAACGCGGACAACCGCGCCACGTCAGGTTCGCCTGACACCGACGCAAGTTGCGATAGCCCGTAGATTGGGTCTGTCGAACGAAGCGTACGCAAAGGAAATGATGAAACTGGAGAAGAACAATGGCTGATAGTCGTCTGGCTCGTGAAGTAGAGAATCGGGAAGCCGCTCAGCGTAAGCAGCAGTGGGCACCGCCTGAAACCCTGCCAATGCCCAAGCCCCAAGCGGGATGGGTGTTCAGGTATATCCGGATTAGTTTCATGGGACAAAATGACCCCACGAACATGTCCGCAAAGTTGAGAGAAGGGTGGGAGCCTGTGAAGGCAGTAGACCATCCAGAACTTATGCTGCAGGCCGATCCGAATAGTCGCTACAAGGACAATATCGAGATTGGCGGGTTGGTGTTGTGCAAGGCCCCTGAAGAGATGATGGACCAGCGTGCCCGGTACTACGGCGCACAGGCTCAGTCTCAGATGGAGGCCGTGGACAATAACTTCATGAAGACCGAAGACAAGCGTATGCCGCTCTTTAACGAGAAGCGTAGCACGACAAGCTTCGGTCGTGGGTCTAAATAAATTTAGGAGTTACAATGGCTTATCCTACGGTGAGCGCCCCTTATGGGCTTCGCCCGGTTAACCTGATCGGTGGTCAGGTTTTCTCGGGCTCTACTCGGCAAATTCCGATTGCTAGCGGGTCTGGCACGGATATTTTTTATGGCGATGTGGTCAAGCTGAATTCCAGCGGTACGCTGGATAAGGACGCGGGTACGGATGCAGCGACTCCGGTCGGTGTGTTCCTCGGCGTGTCGTACACGAACCCTTCGACGAACCAGAAGATCTTCACGCAGTATTGGCCCGCTTCGACGGTTACGTCGGACGCGCAGGCTTATGTTGCCGATGATCCGGACACGCTGTTCAAGGTTGCTGTGGTCTCGGCCACGACGACGATTGGTGGTGTGACTCGTTCGGCAGTTGGTGAGAACGCGGTCCTCGTCCAGAACTCTGGTTCGACGGTCACGGGCGATTCCAAGGTTGCAGTTAATGCGACCACGGCTACGACCAACACGTTCCCGGTTCGTGTTATCGACGTTGTCGCTGAAACGACCAACGCTTCGGGCAGCTATACCGAAGTGATCGTCAAGTGGAACTGGGGTATGCACCAGTACCAGCGCGCCACTGGCGTCTAAGGAGTAACTAATGGCTATTTCACGCGCACAACTACTTAAGGAACTGCTCCCCGGCCTGAATGCCCTGTTCGGCATGGAGTACGCTCGCTACGGCGAAGAGCACAAGGAAGTCTACGAGACCGAGACCTCCGAGCGTTCGTTTGAAGAGGAAACGAAGCTTTCGGGCTTCAGCGCTGCCCCGGTCAAGCCGGAAGGTAACGCGATTTCCTACGACAACGCGCAGGAAGCTTGGACGGCTCGCTACAACCACGAGACCATCGCCCTTGGTTTCTCGATCACCGAAGAGGCGGTCGAGGACAACCTGTATGACAGCCTGTCGGCTCGTTATACCAAGGCGCTGGCCCGTGCTATGGCGTACACCAAGCAGGTCAAGGGCGCTTCCGTGCTGAACAACGCCTTTCAGGCGTCCGGCTACAACGGTGGCGACGGCGTTTCGCTGTGCAATACGGCGCATCCGCTGGTCTCTGGTGGCACCAACAGCAACACGTTTACGACTCAGGCAGACCTGAACGAAACCTCCCTCGAGGCGGCTGTCATTCAGATTGCTGGCTGGACCGACGAACGCGGCCTGCTGATCGCTGCCAAGCCCCGTAAGCTGGTCGTCCCCCCGGCCCTGATGTTCGTTGCTAAGCGTCTGCTGGATACGGAACTCCGTGTCGGCACGACGGACAATGACATCAACGCGCTGAAGGCGATGGGCAGCATTCCGGAAGGCTACACGGTCAACCACTTCCTGACGGATCCGAACGGCTGGTTCCTCCTGACGGATGTCCCGAACGGCCTGAAGCACTTCGTTCGTACGCCGATGCAGAACTCGATGGATGGAGACTTTGATACGGGCAACGTCCGTTACAAGGCCCGCGAGCGCTACAGTTTCGGCTGGTCTGACCCGCTGGGCATCTTCGGCTCGTCTGGCTCGACCTAATAAAACTAGGTCAAAATCAACAACTTAGTTGATTTGGAAGGGGGCTTCGGCCCCCTTCTTTTTTGTGTGGCCTTGTATCGATGAGAGAAATTTCGGTAGCCTTGTACTGATCCGCGTTACCTGTTACTAAGTCCCATGATCATCCTATCCCCCCGCCCCCGACCTACCTGTGCGACTGAGGGGTGTCAAAATCCGGTTCGTACGAGTGGCAAGAAGTCGAAACTCGGGTTCCCGTTCTACAAGCGGTACTGCAGCAGGCATTCAAAGGCACTGCACATCCCCAAGTTCCATTACCGCCAGCACAAGAAGGACGGATGTGAGCGATGTGGGTTCGTGGCACTACATCACACCCAGCTGGATGTGGACCATATCGACGGGGATCACCGCAACAACGACCCCGCCAACCTGCAGACCCTATGCAAAAACTGCCACGTGCTTAAGACCTACGCCCCCAAATTATTTGACCCGCCGACCATTTGACGGTATAAGGTAGATATTCTAGGTTCATCAGCCATACCAGCTTCCTAGACAGACGATGCACCGATGGTATGGCGACTTGTGCATAGGGAGTAAATTATGGGTATTGCTACACATCTCGGTCCTTGGCTGCTTGGTACGGTCAAGGACACCACCGGCACGACTGCTGGTACGCTTCGTAACCTCGGCGTAACCACGGTTGCTCAGCCGATCACCGTCAACATGTCTGGCGTCGCCAAGACTTCGGGCGCTACGGCGCAGTATCTCTGCACGGTTCCGGCTGGCGCGAAGATTCTCCGCTTCAATGTGGAAGTGGTCACGACGATCGCTGGCAACAGCGTTTCGCAGGTCGGCGTGGTGATCGGTTCGGGCTCTGGCTCGAACAACCAGCTGGTCACGACGTTCAATACGGGCACGGCGGTCGGTAAGGTCGCTCAGGCCACGATTGACACTGCTACGCAGGTCGCGCTGACGAACAACGTCGGCACCTCGGACTACCTGATCTACGCGACGTTCACGGCCACGACGGGCAACCCGACCTCGGGTGCTATTGTCATCACCCCGGAATACATCGTCCGCCAGTCTGACGGCACGTACCTCCCGGCATCGGCTTAATAGTCAGGAGGTCTCATGACCATGCAAACTGACGTTAAGTCGAAGTGGATGGATGCTACCGGCGCTTCTGGTGTCGGCGGTGCCCGCACTCGTATCAAGGCGATCTACTACGTATCGGGCGTTTCTGCCGGTACAATCAGTATTACTGATGGTGGATCGAGTGGTACGGAGCGAATCAAGGCTAGTACGCCCACGGCGGCTAATTCTGGCGCAGGGACGATCCTCATCCCCGGTGAAGGGGTATTGTTTGATGGGGATCCGTACGTAACCTTGACCAACGTAGCGTACATTACGTTCTTCTACGGGTGACCTGTGCAGCCACAGCAGCAGCGTTCGTACGACCTGCATGGCCGGAAGCTGTTCCTCGCGTTGCCAGCCTATGACTTCAAGGTATCGCTCAAGATGGCGGTGTCTTTGGTCAAGCTGGCTACGCGGGTAGCAGCCCACGGCGTTGATCTTCAAATCGGTAGCATCTGCGGATGCTCTGTCGTATCTCGAGCCAGAAACCTGCTGGCTGACGACTTCTTGAACTCCGATTGCACCGATCTTCTCTTCATCGACTCTGACATCAACTTCGACGAGCAGGACGTGTTCCGCCTTCTGGCGTGGACCAGCGATCCCAAGAAGGGCATCGTGGCAGGCGTTCCGACCGTTCGGCGTGCAGACAAGACCTACATTGCCACACTCGACGAAGGCGAAGACGGTTCGCTTACGATGAATGCGATGGGTCTGGTCAAGGCCAAGCGTGTCGCAACGGCCTTCATGATGGTCCGCAAGGATGTATTCCTGAAGTTGCGGGATGAACATCCTGAATGGCGGTACCACGATACCAAGGCTGGTGAGCGGATGCTCCACGCCTTCTTCGACTTCAAGTGTGAGCCGCAAGGCTACATGGGTGAGGACTTCCTCTTCTGTGACCGCGCACGCGCTGCGGGCTTTGAAGTTTGGGTCGATCCAACGATCAAGCTGGGCCACATGGGCGTGATGGAGTACATGGGTGACTTCGGCAACGACATCCTGTATCCGATGCTTAAACCTTCTTCCGACACAATGAGCAATGCAGCGTAATGGCTAAGACACCGGCATGGACTCGTAAGGAAGGCAAGAACCCAAAGGGCGGTTTGAACGCCAAGGGGCGTGCCTCATACAACGCAGCAAACCCCGGCAAGCCGGGACTGAAGCGCCCGCAGCCAGAAGGCGGTAAACGACGTGACTCATTTTGCGCCCGCATGAAAGGGATGAAGAAGAAGCTCACCAGCGCGAAGACCGCAAATGACCCTAATAGTCGTATCAATAAGTCTCTACGGGCATGGAACTGCTGACATGACCCATGAGCAGACAGAAGCTGCCAAGCATGCTGTTGACGCACTGTCAGTCGTCACGGTGATTGGGGCACTAATTGACATGTTACCTTCAATCGCTGCTGTGTTCACGATAGTCTGGACTGGGATCCGGATCTACGAGACAGAGACAGTCCAAAAATGGTTGAAAAAGGGAAAGCAAGATGAATCCGCAGGCGCGTAAGCAGGGTGGAAAAGTTGCCAAGGTGATGCGCGAGTTTGGCTCCGGCAAGCTCAAGTCCTCGTCCGGCCAGAAGGTTACGAACCCGAAGCAGGCCGTTGCCATTGCTCTGTCGGAGCAGCGCCGTGCCAAGGGTCTCAAGGCGGGGATCAATAACCCCAAGACCAACAAGGGTAGTTCCGATTTTAAGTTCGCCGGAGGAGGCGAGATGAAAGAGTCCAAGAAGATGATTAAGAAGGAAATCGCCTTCATGAAGAAGAAAGGCGCTCCGAAGTCGATGATCAAGCATGAAGAAGCCGAAGCCAAGGGCAGCAAAGTCAAAAAGTATGCTCGCGGTGGCGGTATCGAGCGTAAGGGCAAGACTAAGGGACGGATCGTCTAATGGCTAAGCGTGAACTGAGCGAGTTTGAGAAAGCGTTCGCCGCTGCCCGTAAGGAGCAGGGGGCAGGGGGTACCTTCGAGTTCAAGGGCAAGAAGTACAGCACCGATACGGCGGAAGATAAGGCTAAACGGAATAGCAAAGAAGTTACTGTGACTGCGCAACGCGATGACAAGGATAAGTACAATCGTGCTTATGCTCGTAATCGTATGGCGTCTGCTGGGCAAGATTTTGAAAAGCTCTCCCCACGAGATCAAAAATACGTTACTGACGCATTTTCTAGAGAGCCTAAGAAGTTTGTCACTGATTCTACTCAGGTTTCTAGCGGTATGAAGCGGGGCGGTTCTGTCAAGAAGTACGCCAAGGGTGGCTCTGTCGGTTCCGCTTCCAAGCGGGCTGACGGCCTTGCCAAGAAGGGCAAGACTAAGGGACGGTTCGTCTGATGGCCGGTCCGATGCGACGTCTTGGCCCCGCTGCGATCAAGGGCGAGAAGATGCGCGAGATGCTTAAGCGCGCAGAAAACGCTCCGGGCGTCCGTAATCTTGCTGCTGATCGAGCGATGAAGCACGCGGAAGAATACGCTCCGGGCGTGACGAAGCTGCGCAAGGGTGGCATGTCTTGCTACAAGAAGGGTGGTGTCATCGATGGCATCGCCAAGAAGGGCAAGACCCGGTGCAGGATGGTCTGATGAGACCTTCTCGTGGCATGGGCGCTATCGCTCCCTCCAAGGTTCCCCGTGCGAAACGGCGCGGGGATACTGAGCCTGTCATCGGTACGGATAAGCCGATCCGGCACGCGAAGGGTGGAGACGTGAAGAGCAAGGTCAACGCGGCGGGCAACTACACGAAGCCCAGCATGCGCAAACAGCTCTTCAATTCCATCAAGGCTCGAGCCGTGCAGGGTACGAAGGCAGGCCAGTGGAGCGCGAGAAAAGCACAGCTGCTCGCCAAGAAGTACAAGGAAAAGGGTGGAGGGTATCGCGGATGAAAGCCCCTCAACAGTCCTTGAAGGCTTGGACGCAGCAGAAGTGGAGAACGAAAAGTGGCAAGCGATCTTCTGACACGGGTGAGAGATACTTGCCTGAAGCTGCTATCAAAGCTCTTTCCCCAGCCGAGTACGCCAGAACCTCTGCCGCAAAGCGAAAAGGAAAAGCCCAAGGTAAGCAGTTCGTCCCGCAGCCCAAAGGTATCAAGGCGAAAGTCCGTCCGTACCGCAAGCAAGGGATGTAAGGGAACCGGAACATCTGTACCGGTTAAAAAGGGTTCCAAGGTTAACCGGAAGAAATAGACCGAAATGGCATACAAGACCACAGATCTGTCGGATTTCAATCTCGACCTCAACGCAATCATTGAAGAAGCGTTTGAGCGGTGCGGGGCTGAGCTGCGTACGGGCTATGATTTCCGTACCGCACGGCGGAGTCTGAACCTGCTGACGATGGATTGGGCCAACCGTGGCATCAACATGTGGACCATCGAGCAGGGTGAGCAGCTGCTGACCTACAACGACGGGACGTACGACCTACCGGTCGATACCGTTGACCTGCTTGATCATGTCATCCGAACCGGTACGGGAACCAATCAGACCGACATCAATATCACGCGCATCTCGGTCAGTACCTACGCGATGATCCCGAACAAGAATGCCACAGGGCGTCCTATTCAGGTCTGGATCGAACGGCGTACGGGCGCAACGGACTCGGCTAATACCACAGTCCCGCCTCGGTTTACGGTCTGGCCCAAGCCGGACAACAGCACAACCTACACCTTTGTGTATTGGCGACTGCGGCGTATGCAGAACGCGGGGGATGGCATCAACGGGCAGGATATCCCGTTCAGGTTCCTGCCGTGCATGGTGGCGGGTCTGGCGTACTACTTGTCGCTCAAGATCCCCGGCGCGGAGGCTCGTACCCAGATGCTGAAGGCGATGTACGACGAGGCTTGGGAGTTGGCGTCCACTGAAGACCGCGAGAAGGCGGCAGTGCGCTTCGTACCCCGCGAGACGTTCCTGCGGTAAGAAGCCATGCCTAGCAGATTTGCCTCTGGCAAAAACAGTATCGCGGAATGCGACCGTTGCGGTTTTCGCTTCAAACTGACGCAGCTCAAGAACTTGGTCATCAAGACCAAGAACGTGTCGATCAAGGTTTGCCCGGAATGCTGGGAGCCTGACCAGCCGCAGTTGCAGCTTGGGCTTTATCCCGTTAATGACCCGCAGGCCGTACGGGAGCCACGTCCGGATACAAGCTATTACGAACCCGGTAATAATGGTGCTGGGGGTAGCAGGGTGATACAGTGGGGCTGGAACCCTGTTGGCGGGGCTCGAGCGAACGATAACGGTTTGACCCCAAACGATTTGGTTGCCACAGGGGCCGTAGGCACTGTGACAGTAGTGACTACTTAGGAGATACATGATGAAGTCCAAGATGTCGCCGCAGGCTGCAGTGAGCAAGCACGAAGCTCGTATGCACCCCGGCAAAACCAAGACCTTCAAGGCTGGTGGGGTGACCTCCAGTGAAATGAAGAAGTATGGCCGTAACGTGGCCCGTGCGATGAATCAGCGCAAGCCGGTTCGCAAGTCCTCTGGCCCGAGGTAATCAACATGGCCGAGAAGATCTATCGTATGCCCAAGAAGATCCCGGTACAGAATGTGTCCGGGTATCCTGACAATGACGTTGACCTGAACGATGTTCGCGTCAAGGGCCGCTACATGTCTGGCACCAAGAAGAAGCGTCTGGTGAAGACTCGCGGTACCGGTGCGGCTACCAAGGGTACGATGTTCCACGACGATCCGCAGGATGACTGAGGATTAAGCAGTGACATACGCTGAACTTGTTCAACTGATTCAGGACTACACTGAATCTACGGAAACGTCGTTTGTAGACAATATCCCTACTTTCGTCCAACAGGCGGAGGAGAGGATCTACAACTCTGTTCAGCTTCCTGCCATCAGGAAGAACGTGACGGGTACTCTGACCAGCGGCAACAAATATCTGTCGTTGCCGACTGATTGGCTTGCTACGTTCTCACTCGCTATTATTGATCCGACCACGGGCAACTATTCCTACCTGTTGAACAAGGATGTGAACTACATCCGGGAGGCATTCCCCAGCCCTTCCTCGACAGGTGCCCCGACTCATTACGGCATCTTTGACGCCAATACCTTGATTGTGGGACCGACACCTGATCTGAGCTATTCGGCGGAAATGCACTATTACTACTACCCGGAATCCATCGTCACTGCCGGTACGACATGGCTGAGCGATAACTTCGAGACCGTACTGCTGTACGGGGCGCTCCGTGAAGCCTACACGTACCTCAAGGGTGAAACAGACCTTATGGCGATGTATGAAGCAAAGTATCAGGAAAGTCTCGCTCTGCTCAAGCAGTTGGGCGACGGCAAGGATCGCAGGGATGCTTATCGTAGTGGTCAAGTTAGGGTGCCTGTAACATGAGTAATGCCGGGGAAATGCAGCTGGGTCAGGTGAAGGTCTTCACGTCTTCACATCGTGGCTTCACGCCAGAAGAGATTGCAGATCGGGCGATTGATCGGATTGTCTATGTGGGGGACAAGAGCCACCCATTGATTGCCGAACAAGCTCGAGCATTTCGTGAGCAGATCAAGCAGATGCTCGTTTTTTATCTCCGCGAGGCTCAAGAGTCTGAGCGGATCACTATCTCTGCCAAACTCACCCAGAATGGGTATGAAGAGTTGGCAGGACTTATCAGGAGTTTGTAATGGCTATCACCCAAGCAATGACGACTTCCTTCAAGGTGGAAATCCTTGATGGGATTCACGCATTTGGTACCACTGTGGTCCGAGCAGCGACGACGGCGGATACGTTCAAGATCGCGCTGTATACCAGCTCGGCTACGCTCGGTGCGACTACGACGGCATATTCTGCAACGAATGAAGTGTCTGGCACAGGTTATACGGCTGGCGGCAACACGCTGACGATTTCCACTGCCCCTACTTCGTCGGGCACGACGGCGTTTCTGGATTTCGACGATACTACGTGGTCCACTGCGACCATCACAGCTAACGGCGCACTGATCTACAACAGCACGCAGTCCAATAAGGCTGTTGCAGTACTCGCATTCGGTGGGGATAAGACCTCCACAGCGGGTAACTTCACGATTCAGTTCCCGACACCTGATGCAAGCAACGCGATTATCCGTATCGCTTAAGGAACTGTAATGGCACTTGTCGTAAAAGACAGAGTAAAGGAAACCTCAACAACCACAGGCACCGGTACTTTCGCATTAGCGGGAGCATCGACCGGGTTCCAGAGTTTTTCGGCCATCGGAAACGGAAATACGACCTACTATTGCATTTCATTGCCGGGTGGGTCTCAGTGGGAAGTAGGGATTGGTACCTATACTGCGTCAGGGACGACGCTTTCCCGCGATACTATTTTGTCCTCGTCAAATTCAGGAAGTGCTGTCAATTTTAGCGCGGGCACAAAAGATGTGTTCGTCACCTTCCCCGCTGCTGTATCTACTACGGATATACAGGTATTCTCGACGACTGGTAGCTCTACGTGGACCAAGCCTTCTGGAGCTAAGGATGTTCACGTAATCCTCGTTGCTGCGGGTGGTGGTGGCGGATCTGGACGTAAAGGCGCAGCGAGTGGAGCGCGAGCTGGTGGCGCAGGAGGTGGGGGTGGGGCCTATTCTACTGCGGAGTTCAGCGCGACATCTCTGACTTCAACCGTCACAGTTACAGTCGGTGCAGGTGGCACGGGCGGAGCATCGCAAACTACAAATACAACAGACGGCAATCCGGGAGGAAACGGCGGGAATACAACTTTCGGCGCTTATCTTTATGCCGTGGGTGGTACAGGCGGTGCGGGCGGTATTGCGGGTACGGCCACTGCTGGACAAGGTGGTAAAGGTTCGCAAGGTATAGGGGGCACTGGCGGTGCTGGACAGGCGGCTACAGGTAATCCCGGAAGTGTAGGGTCTACGGGTGGCGGTGCAGGGGGCGGCGCAGGGGGAGGCTTAACCGCAGCTAACGCGGTAATTGCTGGAGGCCAAGGGTGCAATACCACGAACAGTACAGCCCCATCATGGATTAACGGGAATACCGGAACTCCAGCCACGAGCTCAGTAACAGGAAATGGCGCTGCAGGTACTGATCTGACTACAACTTACCGTTTTGGCGGTGAGAGCGGTGATGGCGGTGGGGCATCGGGTTCTGGCAATGCTGGCACGGGCGGCGATGGTGGAAACTGGGGTGGTGGCGGAGGTGGAGGCGGTGCGTCGCTTAACTCTGTTGGAAACTCCGGTGCAGGTGGCACAGGTGGAGATGGCCTCGCTGTTGTGATCACGTATTTCTGAGAACCATTATGCCTAAGCAATTTCTTTTAAATGCAGATGGATCAATCCCGCCAAACGTAGATGTGGCACTGCTTGAAGCAGAGGGTATTCCTCTAGTGCTTCCAACGCCTGTACCGCGTGAATCTGGTATGGTGGCTGTCGAACAATATCCGCAGCTAGGTGAAGATGGTGTATGGCGGCAGGTTTGGGTTCTTGAGCCAGCACCCGTTCAAATCACACCCTCAGTCGATCCGTTGGCAAATCTGACGGATGAGCAGAAGGCTGCGTTGTTGGCGTTGCTGCAGCCACAGTAAGCCATGTTTGGCTTTTCTGCCTTTTCGGACACCCCATTTTCAGCGTCATCGGCGACGACTATCGATGCTATTGTCGCATTCCAAGGCTGGAGTGCTTCTGGTGTCGGCTGGGGTGAACAGGGCTGGGGTCAAGGACATTCTGATGTAACTGCTACTGGCTATGTTGGTACAGTTACTGTCGCTATTGGGCAGACGGTTCTTGTTACCGGAGTCGCAGGTACAGGTGCCGTTGGTACGGTTACGGTAACCGGCACGGCCAATATCCCTCTGACGGGCGTTGTAGGCACCGGCCAAACGGGTACGGTCACTGTATCTGGCACTGCAAATGTTCCTGTTTCTGGTGTTGAGGGCACTGGTCAAACTGGCACAGTCACTGTATTTGGTGCTGCTGTTGCTGCTGTTACAGGCGTCTCCGCTACTGGACAAGTCGGGGATGTCGCTGTTTCCGGTACCGCAAATGTACCTCTTACTGGGGTCTTTGGTACCGGCTACGTTGGTACAGTTGTAGCGAGCGGCGCGGCTAATGTTTCAGTAACCGGGGTCCAAGGCACCGGGCAACTGGGCGATGTCATCGTACGTCAGGACGCGATTGTCCCCGTAACTGGAGTTCAAGGTACTGGGCAGACCGGCACGGTATCCGTATTTGCCTCGGCAAATGTCAGTACTACGGGGGTTTCGGCTACTGGCGCTGTTGGAAATGTAGTCGTTTCAGGCGCTGCCCAGATTAGCGTAACCGGTGTCGTAGGCTCAGGCGAAACCGGTACGGTTACGGTAAGCGGGATAGCAAATGCCCCTGTTACAGGGGTACAGGCAACTGCTGAACTAGGGAGCGTTGTTGCCAGTGGCTCGGCAATTGTCAGCCCTACGGGCGTTTCTGGTACAGGCGAGCTTGGGTCTGTAACCGTCTTGAATTCTGTCGTTATCCTCGTTACAGGGGTGTCGGCAACAGGTATAATCGGGCAAGTAAATGTCTGGGGGCTTATCCCTGACACGCAGGATCCTAATTGGGTGGCTGTAAATGACAGCCAGACAGGGACTTGGACGGGTGTAGACGATTCTCAGACTGCGGGATGGACCCCTGTAGACGACTCGCAAACAAATTCGTGGGCTGACGTAAACGATACGCAGACACCTAACTGGACACAGATTGCAGCATAGGAACTAGAAAATGGCTAGTACATACAGCACCAACCTAGCGCTTGAGCTGATTGGTACCGGCGATCAGTCGGGTACGTGGGGCACCACGACGAACACCAATCTCGGTACCCTGATCGAGCAGGCCATCAGTGGCTATGTGACTCAGGCGATCACGGACGGTGCAGATACCACAATCACGATCCCGAACGGCGCTACGGGTGTAGCCCGTAATATGTTCCTCGAGCTTACCGGCACGCTTACCGCTGCCCGTAATCTGATCGTACCGACAAACAAAAAGCTATATTTTATTTACAACAATACGACTGGTGGCTACGCAGTAACGGTCAAGGTTTCCGGTCAGACTGGCGTTTCGGTGCCTAATGGCAAGAAGATGGTGTTGGTGTCGAATGGTACGGATGTCGTAGCTGCAGTAAATTATTTCTCCGCGTTGTCTGCGGGGGGTGTTACGGTTGACGGCTCGACTGTCCAGACTAACGGAATGTACCTGCCTACGACTAACACGTTGGCGTGGAGCACTAACAGTTCTGAGCGTATGCGCCTCGACTCCTCTGGCAACCTTGGTCTCGGGGTGACGCCGTACCCAAATTCGCTTGGTAAGTCGATAGACCTTGTTAACAATGGCGGTCTTTTTTCTTATAACAATATTTTCTATTTAACTAGCAACGTATATTTTGATGGTGGTGCATGGATTTATAAAACCACTAATTCGGCAACGATGTATGCTTTTGGAAACGGTAGTCATAATTGGTATGTAGCAGGATCGGGCACCGCAGGCAATTCAATTTCTTGGACGAACACGATGGTATCTGATTCGTCCGGCAACCTCGGGATTGGGATGACACCCAGCGCATGGGTAGGGAGTTGGAAAGCAGTTCAAGGACAAGGAAGTGGCGGTGTTTTTGCTGTAGCTTCTGGCGGAAACGGAATGTATGTGATGGGTAATTCCTACTACAACGGTAGTGGATTGCCTATCTATACCTCTTCGTCTTACGCAACGATGTATCAGCAAGTAAATGGCACGCATGCGTTTTATACCGCCGCCTCCGGCACTGCAGGCAACACGATTACCTTCACTCAAGCGCTGACGCTGGATGCAAATGGGAATCTGCTAGTTAACAAAACGTCATACGGGGGAACCGCGACAGGCATTGATTTGGGTAAAGATGGCACGATTACTTCGTATTCTTCTGCTTCAACAGCAGCAGCAAGTAGTTTGCAGATGTACTCAAATGGTGCGTCTGCATACAGGTTTTACGTAAACTGGGCTGGAACCATTAATGCTACCAGCACCACTATCACGGCAATTTCTGATCAACGCCTGAAAGAAAACATCCAAGATATTGATGTTGGTCTTGATTCAATCATGGCACTTAAGCCTAGAAAGTTTGATTGGAAGGATGGCAAGGGAAAAAACATAAAAGGCGACCGTGGTTGGATTGCTCAAGAGTTTGAGCAGGTCTTCCCTGAGATGATTCAAGAATGGCTTGATCCTGCGCCTGAAGGTGAAGAGCCTTACAAGGCTGTCAATGCAGACCTAATTCCTGTTTTGGTCAAAGCCATCCAAGAACAACAATCTATCATCAATGACCTCCGGTCTCGTGTTGCACAGTTGGAGACTAAGTAATGTCCGCAGTTGAATTGAAAGTAACGCTTGAGGAAGCCGTTGCCATCGTGAATCTGATCGGCTCGTTGCCCACCGCACAAGGTGCGTTTCCGCTTTTCCAGAAACTGAAAGAACAAGTGGAGTCAATGTTGCCAAAATCAGAAGGAGCTAAATAATGATTACGTACACTTGGCTTGTTCAGCAGATGGATTGCTATCCTAGCGAGGGCGGCAACACGGATGTTGTTTTCAACGTGCATTGGACGTGCATCGGCACCGATGGCACCTACAGCGGATCAATCTACAACACCTGTGGTGTCCCGGCTCCCACGGGCACGTTCACGCCTTACGCTGACCTCACGCAGGATCAGGTGCTTGGCTGGATTTGGGCTAACGGAGTTGACAAGGACGCAACAGAATCTGCCGTTGCTCAGCAGATTCAGAATCAGATCAACCCGCCAGTGGTGGCTCCTCCGCTTCCGTGGGGCTAGTAAAGGTAGACAGATAGGGGGTTCCATGCGATGTCTAATCCTATCGATAAGATATCCGAGATTGCTGGCGCAGCAGCTAACCCCCTGTCTGCTGCCGAATCCAGCCTAAAGGCAGCGCGTGGTGTCGTAAATGAAGGTTATGGGCTGGTCGAGGACGTTCGGGCGATAGCAGAAAAGGAAGCTGCCAGACGGGAGAAAAAGGAGCAGCAGAAGGCTCCGAGCAAGGTACATCAGAAGGTCGTCAAGAAGGTCGCACGGCGCGACGTATCGGAGGCTGCGGACAAGTACAACGCTGCGGTCGCTTCCAATCAGGCTTTGATGCGTCAGGTCTTGATCAAGGAGAAGCAGGAAGCGGAAGAGCGGGCGATGTACAACGCCATGACGCTCGAGCAGAAGCGGGCGTATGACGCGGCCAAAAAGGAGCAGCTAGAGGCGATCAAGGCCGAGAAGATTGCATTAGCCAAGGCCGAATACGCACGCAAGCAACGCAATGAGACGATTTTAGGCGTGATCTTGGGCGCGATTATTATTGTGACAGGGAGCTACGGTTTGATCATCTGGCTTGCCAATGTGACTAACCATCCCGTTCTGCGGGCACTGCCCGGAGCAGGTATTTTCAGATGATGACGTTATTCTCGACTCTACTTGGGTTTGCATCGGGTGGTCTGCCTAAGTTGTTAGATTTCTTCCAGTCCAAGAGCGACAACAAGCACGAGCTGGAACTAGCCCGGTTGCAGAATGACCGCGACATGGCAATGGCTGAACGCGGTTTTGTTGCACAGCAGCGGGTTGAGGAGATTCGTACAGAGCAGGTCGCCATGCAGACTCAGGCGCAGACTCATGCGGCT